CGTGAGGTATTACAGTACGAGTATCGGTTGAATGTGCGCCACAAGCCTTACATTGATAACGCTGGTAAGCACCTGTCGTAGTATAACGAAATCCTTTGCTAAGCAGACTAGGCTTGGAACAAGTGGGACAAACAAACCCATCCCTGTCTTTCATCATTATTGTCTTGTTTAAAGGGGTTTTAATCCAAGGTGTGAGGCGGTTATATAGCTTTTCAAGCAATATCACATCCTGAATATTATATTCTTCCATTGTTTTCCAGGCTTTTTTATCGCCATTCATACATTTAACCCAAAGAATATGACCTTCATGGTCTTTCTTTTTACCTAATCCAAGGCGTTGGGCCACATAATCTAACTTGTTGCTTGGAAATCTAAACTGGCTTCTGACAGTCCGCAACAGGTCAATCTGTTTGATTGGCGGTGGCGGTGGCATTTTATGAACCAAAAACTCTTTATTCAGAGTCGGTATATCAAACTTTGAGCCGTTGTAATGCACTACCGCATCAGCTTCGCATAGCATGGCATGAACGCCCTCTAACATCTTTTTGGCATCGTTTCGATGAACTGAATCAAAATAAACATCTTTATTGCCTAGCCATTTAGCCGAGTAACACATCGTGTATGAAGATTCTAATAATTGGGACAATCCCACATTCTGTTGCCAAATACCCCAGACATGGGCTAAATTGGGTGAAGTTTCAATGTCAATTAACAGTATCTTCAAGGTTTACCCCTTATAATCAATAAGTTACTGAATACTAACCTATCTATATGTCATTTGCTGTCAAAAAAACCGATAAAAATCAAGCGAATGTTGTAAAAGCGCTACGAGACTTTGGTGCTGATGTTTATTCTTTGCATACAGTTGGAGGAGGAATACCCGACCTCTTGGTGCTTTACGAAGGTCATACCTTGCTTTTCGAGGTTAAAGACGGAGCAGACAAGAAGCTAACACCGCTTCAAATCAAGTTGTTTGCTAATTGGAAAGGTGGGCATTTGCACAGGGTAAATTCCCCAGAAGAAGCGGTAGAGATTCTTAAATCCTTATGCTAAACACTTATTATCAAGTCTTTGAAAAGGCTTTGCCTAGCGACTTTTGTGATTACATTGTCAAGACGACTGATTGGAATAGCGCCCAAGAAGCCAAAGTTAGGCGCAATGGTGATGAACTAGACCCTATTGCAAGAATCAGCCAAAACATCTGGGCAGATAAAAATTCCCCAATAGGTTGCGTTGCACAAACTTACATAGGGCTGGCAAATCGTATATGGAACTATACACTTAATCGTATAGAGGACATCCAAATGACCGAATACAAACCAAAAGGTCATTACGACTGGCATATTGATAGCTTTGAGCCTGTAAATGGAGAGCAAAGAAAATTATCCATCAGCATCTTGCTAAACGATGAATTTATCGGTGGCGGTTTAGAAATCAACGGAAAATTCAAAGAATCTGTATTAAAATCGAAGGGAGACATTGTTGTTTTTCCGTCTTTTTTAAGTCATCGAGTCGTGCCTGTTGAGTTAGGCACTCGATATACCGCAGTTTCATGGGCTTATGGCCCTGCATTTAGATAGGATTGATATGCCTTTAGACAAATCTGGTAGTTCAGCATCGGTAGGCCGCAACATTAAGGCGGAAGAAAAAGCGGGCAAAAATCGTAAACAGGCTCTTGCTATTGCTTTAAATGTAGAGCGTGATAATGCTAAAGGCAAGCGCAAAGCCAAGCTAGAAGAAGCCTATGGCAAAGTATTGGGCAAAAAAGAAGCCCAACACAAAGATGCCGTAGAAATGTCCACAAAAAAACACATGAAAGGGTAACAACATGAAAAAAATGACCCATACATACAAAAAAGAAGATGCCATGTTGCGTGAAAAAACACCTTCTACGCTAGAAAAACAACAGGCAAAACGCCAAAAAGACAAACCAGCGCCAGAAATGGAAGCAGGTAAAGGCAATATTCTTATTGAGAAAGAGAATAAACGAGCCAAGCGCAGAGAAATGCTTGATAAGGCTATGATTGCTGCGATGAAAAAAGAAGGCAAAGACCCTTACTAAAATCTGTTGTAGAATAAAGTCTTACAAATCAATTACTTGAGAATGTATGGACAATAAAGTGTCGAAATCTGTAGAAAAGAATTTAAACAGGGCTGGAAGAAAGCCAGGAGTGCCTAATAAAGCCACTCAGGAGGCTCGTGAAGCCGTTAAAGCTATTCTTGATAGCAACCTACCTTATATTCAATCGTGGATTCAAAGCACCGCAGAAGGCATCTTTGACGATAAGACTGGAAAGTGGATTGTTCAGCCTAATCCAGCTAAGGCTTGTGAGATTGTTCAGAATTTAGTTGAATACTCTGTTCCTAAACTAGCCCGCACAGAAGTTGTGGGTGATGAGAAAGCTCCTCAACGCTTGGTGGTGTCTTGGAAGAAATAGTCCAAGAGGTAGAACTAGACTACCAACCTCGAAGCGTATTTTTAGATTTCCACGATAGAACTCAGCGTTGGGCTGTGATTGTCGCCCATCGTAGGTGCGGTAAAACGGTCTCTTGCATCAATGATTTAATCTATAAAGCACTAATTGAGGGCAAAGAGGATGGTCGCTATGCCTATGTTGCACCATATTACAGCCAAGCAAAAAATATCGCATGGGACTACCTGTTAAGGTTTAGTCAGCCAGTATTGGCTAAAGCCAATCAATCTGAACTATGGGTGGAACTAATAAATGGAGCAAGAATTCGTCTCTTTGGCGCTGATAATCCTGATGCTTTACGAGGCCTTTACCTCGATGGGATTGTGTTAGATGAGTATGCAGATATGCGACCTCGTATTTGGGGCGAGATTATTCGGCCTTTGCTGGCAGACAGACTTGGATGGGCAGTTTTCATTGGAACGCCTAAGGGTCATAATGCCTTCTGGGAGCTATACAACACCGCTTCTAACGACCCAAACTGGTATTGCAAGACCCTAAGAGCTAGTCAGACTGGATTGTTGGCTAAGTCAGAGCTTGATGACGCTGCCAAATCCATGACCCAAGACCAATATTTGCAAGAGTTTGAGTGCGACTTTGAATCAGCCATCATTGGTGCTTACTACGGTAAAGAAATGCGCCAGCTTACCGATTTGGGCAGGATTACAAAAGTTGAGCATGACCCAATGTATAAAGTTTTCACAAGTTGGGATTTGGGGTACAGCGATGATACAAGTGTGTGGTGGTGGCAGACGGTAAGAGGAGAAGTCAGATTCCTTGAATATCATGGAAGCAATGGTCAGCCTGTCAGTTTCTATACAGGACTCATTCAAAGTAAAGCTGCCGAGTTTGGCTATCAATATGGGCTACATTATCTGCCCCACGATGCAAGAGCAAAAACACTAGCATCTGGTGGAAAGTCAATAATTGAGCAACTTTCTGCTAAAATTCCGTTAGAATCTATGAAAATAGTGCCGAATTTGTCACTTCAAGACGGAATCCAAGCAACTCGTATGTTATTGATGCGGTCTTGGTTTGACAGCGAAAGGTGTAATGATGGAATCGAAAGCCTCAGACAGTATCAGCGAGAGTATGACGATGATAGAAAGGTTTTTAGAGACAAGCCTCGGCACGATTGGACTAGCCATGCTGCAGACGCATTTAGGATGGCTGCGGTGGCTTGGCGAGAGGAAGAAAGAATCATGACCAAAGATGACCCAATTAAAGGGTTATTTGTGGGCGAAACTGATGTAACTTTAAATGATATGTGGAAGCAACCAGCAACCACCAACAACAGGAGAATCTAAATGTCTGGCATCCAACTTCCTTACGGAACAACCTACGAATATGTTGCACCATCGACTACTGCTCAAGTTATGGGCAATATGGGTGCAGCAGGTGATGTTTTAGTTCGTGTTATTGCTACTGTAACCACATCTTCAACAAGCACTTTAACCATTATTGATGGCTCTACATCAATTCCATTGATTCCTGCTAATGCAGCATTAGGTGTTTATTCATTAACCGTTGAAGCGCAATCGTTAAATGGCGCATGGAAAATCACAACTGGCGCTGGTGTTAGCGCAGTAGTAGTCGGAAACTTCTCATAAGGCTTTATATGTCCGAATTGCGAGCAGAAGTATCACATACCTACTCAGATTGGTATGACAAGATTATGGCCTATGAAAGGTCATTTAAACTTTGGGAAGCAAGAGTCGATAAGATTCTGAAGAAATACAAAGACGACAGCCGCAATAAAACCAACCCCAATGCTCGCTTTAATATCCTTTGGTCAAATGTCCAGACGATTAGCCCTGCTATCTTTGCTCGCCTACCACGCCCTGATGTAAGCCGTAGATTCAGAGATAACGACCCTATTGGTCGTGTAGCGTCAATGATGCTGGAAAGAGCTTTAGAGTTTGAAATTGAGCATTATGGTGACTATCTAGCCGCCATGAAGAACTGCGTTACAGACCGTCTATTGGGTGGTCGTGGCACAGCATGGGTTCGCTATGAGCCACATTTCAGAGCAAAAGCAGAAAAGCTACCCGAGGATGGTTTTGAGATTACCGAAGTAACTGACACCAAGCAAGCCTATGACCCAAGCTATGTTAATGGCGAAGGTGATGTAGGCAAGCCTCTTGAGGGCGAGATGCCTGAGGAGAATATGCTTGATGAGCCAGGCGAAGTCGAAGAAGAAATTGAATACGAATGTTGTCCAGTAGATTATGTCCATTGGCGTGATTTCGGTCATACCGTAGCTCGCACATGGGAAGAAGTTACCGCAGTATGGCGCAAGGTTTACATGAACCGCACCGCATTGGTAGAGCGCTTTGGCGAAGAACTCGGTCATCAGATTCCTCTTGATACCAAGCCAGAACAGACAGGTAAGTCATACACTAAGAATGACGACCAAGCCTACCAAGCAATGATTTATGAAATTTGGGATGCTGAGACAGGAAAAGTCCTATGGATTAGCAAATCACTCGGCAAAATCCTCGATGAGCGTGATGACCCATTGGAACTTGAGAACTTCTGGCCTTGCCCAAAACCACTTTACGCTACGATTACTACCGATAGCCTAGAGCCAATCCCTGATTTCACCATCTACCAAGACCAAGCCCGTGAACTTGACGACCTATGTGACCGTATTGATGGCTTGATTGGGGCGCTAAAGATTCGTGGTTTATACGATGCCAGCGCATCTGAGCTACAGCGCTTGTTCTCTGAAGGCAATGAGTCTAATGTCTTGATTCCTGTCAAGAACTGGATGGCATTTGCTGAAAAACAAGGCTTAAAAGGCGCATTAGACCTCGTTGATATTGCTCCATTTGCCCAAGCATTGATGTCTTGCTATCAAGCGATGGAGCAAGTTAAGGGTCAAATCTACGAATTGATGGGTATTGCCGATATTCAGCGTGGTCAAACCGACCCAAATGAGACTTTGGGCGCACAAATCATCAAGTCAAACAACGCTGCTGGTCGCTTAAAAACTATGCAACACGCAGTAGTACAGTTTGCTACCGAATTATTGGCTATCAAATCCCAGATTATCTGCAAGCACTTCACCGAAGATACGATTGTCAAGATTTCTGGCGCAATGCAACTGACAGAAAACGATAAGCAGTTGATTCCACAGGCAATGGCGCTGCTCAAAGATGAAGTTAGCAAGAATTTCCGCATTGAAGTCACCACAGACTCGATGATTTACCAAGATGAAATGCAAGAAAAGCAAGACCGCATGGAATTCTTGTCATCTATTGGTGGATTCATGCAACAAGCTATTCCTGCTGCCCAAGCAAGCCCAGAATTAACCCCATTACTGATGGAAATGCTCAAGTTTGCTACTACAGCGTTCAAAGCTGGTAAAGGATTAGAGGGATTGATTGACGAAACAGCCGATAAATTCCGTCAGCAAGCAGCGCAAGCCGAAGGACAACCCAAGCCATTGCCACCAGCTATGCAAATCGAGCAGATGCGCTTACAAGGCAAGCAACAAGAGCTTCAGTTGCAATCTCAGCTTGAAATGCAAAAAATGCAAACCCAAAATGAGTTGGAAAAGGCTAAACAAGAGTATCAAGCCCAAGAGAATCAGCTTAAATTCCAGTTGGAAGCACAGCGCAACCAAGCAGAGTTGGAGCTTGAGGCTAAGTTAGCCCAGATGAAGATGAACATGGAGCGCAATACTCAGGTTCTTCTTGCCCACATCAACAATGGTGCAAAGATTGAAGTTGCTCGTATATCTGCGGCAGACGACAACGGTGAAACAGCCTATTTAAACGAAGAAGATATGGCAGCTTCAATGCAACATCCATTAGCCCCTTTAGCAGACGCTATTGTTAAAGGAAATCAGGAAATGGTAGGTCAAATCAGCGCATTAGTTGATACAATTAACCAAAATCACAATCGGCCAAAGCAAGTAGTTCGTGGCCCAGACGGTAAAATCCAAGGAGTTATCTAATGGCATCAAATCTTAAATATTCCAACGGCACAAGAGATGCCCAACAACAAGGTCTAATTACCTATGCTGGCTCAGGCTCTATTATCAATATCTACGCTGGCTCACAACCTGCTAATGCCAATACCGCAATTAGCGGACAAACCCTTTTGGTTCAGTTGGTCGTATCTGGTAGCTTTGGTACTGACTCTAACGGCACTATCACTTTGGGAACTGTAGCTAACGGCACAGCAGTCGGCACAGGCACAGCATCATTCTTCCGCATCACCAAGTCTGACGGCTCAACCGTAGTCATGGATGGTTCTGTAGGATTGACTGGATGCGATATGAACCTGAACAACACCTCTATTGACGCAACACAGGTAGTCAGCATCTCCTCAGGTACGATTATCCGAGCTAACCAATAATGAAATTAGCTTGCTTTAAATGCAAGGCTGAAAAGCCTTTGTCAGACTTTGCCAAGCACCCTACTGGCAAATATGGTGTTTCTACTACCTGTAGAATTTGTAAAAGCATTTATCGTAAGAAATATTATTTGCTTAACAAAGATAAAGAAACGGAACAAAGCACAAAATGGGCAAAAGAAAACGCCCATAAAAAGCGTGCATATAGGTCAAATAGAAGGGCTTTATTACTAAAAGCAACGCCTTCTTGGGCAAATAAACAAGCTATTTTATCTTTATATAAAGAGGCTGATTCAATTTCAAAGTTTGCAAATATTAAGTTTGAAGTAGACCATATTATTCCTTTGCAGGGAAAAAATGTATGTGGACTTCATGTTGAAAATAATCTTCAAATATTAAGTATTACTGCAAACAGACAAAAAGCTGTTAGATACGAAGGTTAATTATGGCTTTAATTATTAAAGACAGAGTTCAAGAAGTAAGCACAACTAGCGGTACTGGTACTTTGACCCTTGCTGGAGCTGTAACAGGCTATCAGTCATTTGGCTCTGCGATTGGCAATGGCAATACTACCTATTACGGTATTTACGCCAACGGTTACGCTGACTGGGAAGTCGGTATCGGTACGGTTACGGTTACAGGTGGCACGACCACATTGGCTAGAACTACTGTATTGGCATCGTCTAACGCTGGTTCATTGGTCAATTTTAGTGGCGCACAGTTGTCGGTTTGGGGTGATATGCCAGCCGCCAAAGGTGCATATTTTGACCTTAATGGCAATCTAACGACTAACTGCTTATTCGAAGGTTTTACAAGCCAAGCAGCAAGTGGCACGACTATTACATTAACTGCTTCATCAGTCCAAAATTGGACAATTACTGGCTCTGGCGGTCAAAATATTCAGTTACCTGATGCAACGACTTTGCCTAATGGTGCGTTATTTACATTCAACAACAACCAATCTTCAGGCACGATTGTCGTCAAAAATAACTCTGGCACAACCGTATGCACCACCCAGTCGGGCGCATATATTGAAGTTATTTTATTAAGCAATTCGATTGCTGCTGGTTCATGGGATTACCATAATGTCGCACCAAGCAATGCAAGCTGGAGTACCAATACGCTTTCTTGGGCTGGCTCATATACCAATGGCACATGGAATGGCAATGTCATCACAGGCGCTTACGGTGGCACAGGAATTAACAACGGAACAAATACCCTGACTTTAAGCGGTTCATATACCCTTAATCAATCCGTAGCATCTGGCGCAGCACCTAGCTTTTTAGGCACAAATTTTAGCTCTATTCCTAATGGCGCATTAACTAATAGCTCAATTACCATTAACGGCAATGTAACTGCTTTAGGTGGGTCTGTCAGCGTAGGAACAGTCACAAGCGTTAGCGGTACAGCACCAGTCGTATCTAGCGGTGGCTCTACTCCTACGATTAGCATGGCTGCCGCAAATAGCACGACTAATGGTTATTTGACCAGCACAGACTGGAACACTTTTAACAACAAACAGCCAGCAGGGTCATATTTAACTGCGGTAACGGCAGATGCCCCATTATCGGGTTCGGGTACAAGTGGCAGTCATTTGGTCATTTCTCAAGCCAGTTCCACAACTAACGGTTACTTATCTAGCACCGATTGGAACACCTTTAATAACAAAGGCTCTGGCACAGTAACCTCAGTCACAGGCACTAGCCCAATTAGCTCAAGCGGTGGTGCAACACCAGCAATTAGCATCAGCCAAGCCTCTACTAGCACAAACGGTTATTTAAGCTCTACTGATTGGAATACATTTAACAGTAAAGCGCCAGCAGTAACATTTACTACAAATTATGTGCCTTTTGGTCAAGGCTCAACAACGCTAAATCAAGCATCAAACTTTACCTTTGATGGGACAACACATTCATCTCCAGTAATGCAAGCATCTAATGGTATTTTTGCCAATGCTAAGTCTATTGTTGCAAGTTATTCCATTCCAAGCGCTGATAATGCGTTAAGTGTTGGCCCAGTAACAGTTGCAAGTGGTCAAACTGTAACAGTCCCTTCTGGGAGTCGTTGGGTAATCCTCTAAAATGTTAGGCTTTAAGCCAATATCGAACCAGCCAATATCGGACATTAGCCTTCCGATAATAACTGGGTCTATTTCAGCCACAGATAATAATGATTCTGCGACCTTAACAGGTCAGGTACTTGTTACAGGCAATATATCGACTACCGATGGTACTGATACTTGCACGATTTACGCCCAAGAACTCGTTTCTGGTTATATCTACACCACCGATAGCAACGATTCAGCCACTCTGACTGGTTCTGTAGCGGTTACTGGTGCTATTTCGGCAACAGATGGCACAGATACGGCAACATTTACGGCACAAAACCTTGTAACAGCCTATATCAACACTACAGACGGCACAGATACAGCGACATTTACTGCCCAAGCGCTTGAATCAGGCAATATTTACACTACGGATGGCACAGATACCGCAGATTTTGAAGGTAATGTAATACCTGGCACTAATACCAAAGATACCCATGACGGTGGTATTAGCAAGCGTGATTACGAAAGACTTAGAGCATTAGAGCGCAAACGCCTAGCTGCCGAACAAAAGCTCATCGAGGCTCGCAAAGCTGATGGCGCATCACGCAAAAATAAATTTAGGGATTTGATTGACCCACAGCCTGTTGTAAGCAAGCAACAAAAAAATAAACTACAATCAAAACAAGAGATTAGGATTGATACACCGTCAGTCGAAGTCACACGCATAGAAGCGGTTATCGCCAATCTTGAAAGACAAGAAAAGGAATTACAACAAGCGATAGCCCACAAGAAAGTATTAGCAGAAACCATTACTGCTATTGCAATCTTAGAAGCTAAATTCAAAGCCGAACAGGATGACGAAGAAGCTCTATTAATGCTTTTATGACAGCACACTCACAATACAAAAAAGGTTTAGATTTACTCCATTTAGGTCACTATCTTCCAGGGTTCAGACTCTACGAATTTAGATGGCATCCTCAAACCATGCAAGCCACAGGCGAGAAATGGGATAAATGGATTAAAGCCCCCAAATGGAATGGCGAAAGGCTTTATGACAAGCACATCACCGTTCAGATGGAGCAAGGCTTTGGAGACATTATCCAAATGGCTCGATTCTTGCCTATGCTCAAAGCATGGGGCGCTAGAACAGTCAGCGTAATGGTTCACGAATCCATGATGCAGTTGATTGGACAGATGGATTGCGTTGATTACATTTCTAGCACACGAACAGAGGGTAAACCCCTAGAAGCGGATTATTGGGTTGGCTCGATGTCATTGCCATTTTTTGCAATGCACTCGCCAAGCTATGTGCGCCAATCATTCCCAATCACTAAGGATAAGATTGTTGGCTCAGAAGGCTATTTAGATGCTGGATTTAGCCCGATAGAACGCAAAGTTGGAGTGAACTGGATGGCATCTAAAGGCCCACTTCATTACATTAAATCCACGCCCATCAAGGAATTGCGCCAATTAGTAGGTGATGATTGCTACTCATTAAACCCTGAGATTGACGATATATTCATGCCTTTGCCTAGCGATGGCTGGAAACAAAACTTCTATAAGACTGCGTGTCACATGAAGTCATTAAAAGCTGTTATAGCGCCTGATACGGCTACAGCGCATTTAGCTGGTGCTTTAGGTGTCAAGACTTTTGTTTTGTTACCTGAAGATGCCTATATCTGTTGGCGATGGAAAAATGCCAGTTGGTATGATTCCGTTGTCCCCTTACGCCAGGGTGACTGGCACAAACTACCACAACTATTGGAGGCGTTATGATTTGTCCAAACTGCGGATGGTCTGAAGGAAACCATGTAAAAGCTAAACAATCTGATAAAGATTATTACCTTGAGTTCTGGGGGTTTACCCTAGGCACTCCTGAAGCTGAAGAAGCATGGAAACAAAAGCAAGAAATGACAAGGCGTGAATCGGCTATGGTTATGTCTGACATTGAAGGCTATATCAGCCAAGTTGATGGCACATGGATTAAAAGCCGTAGCCACCACAGAGACCATCTAAAACAGCACCGAATGATTGAAATTGGAAATGATGTACCAATGCAGCACCGTAAGATTGAGATTGACCATAAATCTGCGGAAAAACGCAAACGCCAGATTGCAGAATTGGCTTATGCAAAACTTAACTACCGATAACTTGGAGAAAACATGAGCGATGACCGCAGAAGTGCATTAGAAGCAGCAATGGATGCAGCCCTTGAACAAGCAGAGGAAAACGAAATTGAGCAAGAACCTGTGGAAGCAGAGGAGACTGAAAGCGAACCTGTTACCGAGGAGTCCGATAAAGCTGAAGTTAGCGAGGAAGATAGCGAAGAACCTGCCGAAGGTGTTCAGGCTGCTGAATCTGAGGAGTCGGATGAAGAACCGCAGGAAGAACCTGTAAAAGCGATTCCACGCCCAACCACATGGAAAAAAGAGTATCTACCAATTTGGGATAAGCTCACTTCTGGTCAGCAATTAACCAAAGAAGAAAGCCTCAAATTAGCAGAATATTCCAATCAGCGTGAATCTGAGTACAAAAAAGGCGTATCTACTTACAAGCAAGAAGCTGATAACGCTAAAGTATTGGTAGAGGCAATCGCCCCATTTGTTCCTGAAATGCAAGCTCAAAACATCAGCCCTGCTGCATGGATTAACAACCTTGGTAGAGCGCACATGATTTTGTCAAAAGCGCCCTATGAGCAAAAGGTAGAATTATTTCATAGACTTGCAAGAGATTATGGAATACAATTAGGGGAAAGTGTTGCGCCAGTACAACAAGACCCACAGTCTTATGCGCTGAACCAACAACTCGCAGCGTTACAGAGCGAAGTGCAACAAGTTCGTGGCTGGCGTGAGAGAGAAGAACAAAGCCGTCTGATGGCAGAAATTCAGAAGGTTAGTAGTAATGCGGAGAAATTTCCGCACTTTGAGGTGGTAAGGGAAGATATGGCTCAATTACTTGAGCGTGGTTTAGCCCAAGACCTTGAAACGGCTTATGCAAAAGCTGTGCGTATGAATGATGAAGTCTTTAAATTGGAACAAGAACGACTCCTTGCCCAAGTTAAAAAAGAAACATCTAAGGCACAACAAGTAGCTAAAGCCAAAGCTGCCGCAGTAAGCCCCAAATCCGTTACTCCTAGCGGTGTGGCAAACAAAGCAGATGGTAAGGACAGAAGGTCACTTATTGCAGCGCAATTAGGCGAAGCAATGGGTGGCAGGGTTTAAATTAACTTATTTTTAAAGGATAAATATCATGGCATTTGCTAATAGCGCAATTACCGATATTATCGCTACTACCATCCAAAGTCGTAGCGGTGAATTGGCAGACAACTTAACAAACAACAACGCAATCTTGCAACAGTTGGACAAGAAGGGCAATGTACGCCCATTCTCGGGTGGTAATGTGATTTTGGAAGAAATCATGTACAACGACCCAAATACCAACAATGCAAACAGCTACTCTGGATATGAAGTATTGAATATCTCCCCAGATAGCCCAATTTCCGCAGCTCAGTACAAAATTGCTCAGTACGCTGATGCAGTTACTATGTCTGGCTTGGAAATGCTCCAAAACAGCTCTAAAGAGGCAATCATTGACCTGTTAGATGGTCGTATGCAAGTTTCTGAAGCTCGCTTGTTAAATCGTATCTCTGGCGACTTGTTCCTAGACGGTACAGGTAACGGTGGTAAGAACTTGGATGGTTTGGCTGCTGCGGTTTCCGCAACTCCTACTTCTGGTACTTACGGTGGTATTAATGCTGCTAACTGGTCTTTCTGGCAGAACACAGCAACTACTGGCACAACCATTACTTCTTCCAACATCCAAGCTAAGATGACTTCAACAGCTCTCCAGTTGGTTCGTGGTACTGATAAAGCCGACTTGATTGTTGCTGATACCAACTTCTACAGCCTGTATGTACAAGCTCTCCAAGCTATTCAGCGTATCATGACCGAAGAATCTGGTTCTTCAGGTTTCGCATCCATGAAGTTCTATGGTGGCGGTACATCTGCTGATGTGGTATTGGGTGGCGGTTATGGTAACGAGCAACCTTCTAACACCATGTACTTCTTGAACACCAATTACATTTTCCTACGCCCACACAAAGAGCGTAACTTTGTACCTATCGGTGGCGAGCGTCAAGCAATTAACCAAGACGCTATTGTTAAGTTGTACGGTTGGGCTGGTAACTTGACAACAAGTAACCGCTTCCTCCAAGGCATCTTGACAAACTAATCCATTGATTTGAAAGGAAAAATATCATGGCATACAGTACTCTCCCTATCGCTGGCGTATCTTTAACTACAGTTACCCCAGTTGATTTTGCTTTAACCAACGGTTCAACCGCAGAAGTAATTCCAGCGTTTGGCCCAATCGGTGCAGAAACTTTTGCATCAGATGGTAAGCGTTATGTGTTCGCACAAGCAGCCGCTACTATCACCCCAAGCACCACAACTTGCACCGTTAATGCTTCTACTTTCCAAGTAACAGCAACTGGCGGTTCATACATTTCACCAGCAGTTTCTATGGTTTCTGGTGACTATGGCTGGTTTGGCGCAACAAGCGTTTAAGTTTTAACCCTGTAGTAAACTAGGGATTCCCTCACAAGGGGAGTCCCTTTTTATTTTTAACAACCTAATCCCTTAGGAGAATTAAATGGCTATTGAATCAGATGTCCGCAATGCGGATTCGTTATTAACTGTGCAGTTTTTCCGTAAACCTGTAGAAATCAAGGATGAAACGATTGCACAGGGCAGACCAATATTTAAAGATGCAGATTGGGTCAGAATTATGACTCCTGGCGACCAATTAAACATCATTGAAACCATTGCTCGTGACAACCATAAAGCTCGTTTTCCAGTTCAATGGGCAAAATACCAAAATAAAGTAGGAAATCATGAGGAAGTCGTTGGAACTCCTATTTCCCATTGGCCTTTGGTTAGTATGTCCCAAGCTGAAGAACTCAAAGGCATCAAATTCCACACAGTTGAGTCTGTAGCTAACTGTTCTGACCAGCAAATCCAAAGCATTGGCATGATTGCAGGAATGTCACCCCACGCTTTTAGAGAAAAAGCTAGGGCTTTCTTGAATTTGGCTAAAGATACAGCAGAAATTGACGCAAAAAATGCTGAATTAGCACAACTAAAAGAAGAAAATGCTAAAATCAAGGCAGAAACTGATGCGAAGCTGGCACAAATGCAAGAGCAAATGGCAGCGATACTTGCGGCAGTTGCGGAAAAGAAACCTAAAACTCGCAAACCGAAAGTAGAATCAGAGGCCTAATATGTCAGCAACCATGTTGCAGTTGGTTCAGCAAGTATCTGCCGAACTTAACTTATCAGTACCAACCTATGTAGCTGGAAATCAAAACCAAGATGTTCAACAAATCTTGGCGTTGATGAATGGCGCTGGTTACGATTTACTGAAAGAATATGATTGGCAAGCCCTAGAAAAAGAATATCGTTTCTACACAAACTTTGTCAATGCGACTGCAACATCAACAAAGGGTGGTTATGTTCTAACAAATGTAAGCGATACCACAGGATTAACCACCCAATACTCTATTACTGGCTACAATGTTGCCCAAGATACCTATGTAGTATCAGTAGATTCGCCTACTCAGGTAACAATGAGCCAAGAAGCATCATTATCTGGCACAAATAGCGTGTTATTCGCTCAAACTGAATACACTTTGCCAAGCGATTTTGAGACCATTACAGACAGAACCCATTGGGATAAGACAAAGCATTGGGAAATGCTTGGCCCTGAGGATGCACAGCAATGGCAATGGCTAAAATCGGGTTATATCTCTACTGGCCCTCGTGTTCGTTGGCGTATTTTGGGTGGCACATTCCAAATCTGGCCACCAATGAATACCCAAGAGTATTTAGGCTTTGAATATCGCTCTAACGCATGGGCAGAATCAGCCACAGGAGTGCCACAGCAACAGTTTATTAACGATACCGATACGACTTTCTTTGATAGCCGTATTATGGTTCTATATACCAAGCTCAAATACTTCCAAGTCAAGTCTTTTGACACTACGGCATTGCAAGCAGACTATATGCGCTATCTTTCGATTGCCAAAGCCAATGACAAAGGCGCTCCTAACCTGTCATTTGCACCTAATCCAAGCAAAGTGCTTATTGGATGGGCTAATATCCCTGATACTGGATATGGCACATAATGGCAAGGGGTCGTACAGCCGTTACTGCTAGTCTTGCAGCGCCTATTGGTGGCTGGAACGCCAGAGATTCGCTGGCAGAAATGCCACCTTTGGATGCCGTTCAGCTTACAAACTTTTTCCCAACTCCTTACGATGTGGAATTGCGTAGGGGTTACACCAAGTTTTCTACAGGAATTACAGGTCAAGTCAATAGTTTGATGACCTATGCAGGGACAACCAGCCAAACCCTGTTTGCTGCTGCTGGAAACAAGATTTATAACGCTTCTACAAGCACAGCGACAACTTCATTTTCTAGCTTAACTAGCGATAAACTGCAACACATCAATTTTTCCAACATTGGTGGTGATTATTTAGTCGCTTGTAATGGCACAGACCCCACAATGGTCTATGACGGCACAAGCTGGTTCACAATGGCAACAACCAGCACAGCCCAGACGATTTCAAGTATTACTCATGTAGGCACAGTAGCGACTGTTACAACAGCTTCTCCGCATGGATTGGTAACAAATAACCAAGTAGTTATTTCTGGGGCTACGCCAACCCAATATAACGGTGCTTATGTCATTACCGTTACAGGCGTTTCAACATTTACATACACAATGGCGACTGCGCCAAGCTCAAATGCTACTGTAGTGGGTTCTTATACTGTTTTAGGCATTACTGGCGTAGATTCAAGCACTTTTGTCAATGTAAACCTATTTAAAAACCGCTTGTATTTTGTTCAAGAGAATACTTTGCGAGTCTGGTATATGCCTACCAACTCTTTAGGTGGGGCAGCGCAATTATTAGATTTTGGAGGAATTGCACGAAATGGTGGATTTATTCAGGCTATGGGTACTTGGACTCTTGATGCTGGTTACGGTGTCGATGACTTTGCTGTCTTTATTACCAATATGGGTGAGGTCATCGTTTACCAAGGGACTGACCCATCTTCTGCATCTACATGGGCTTTAAAAGGCGTTTGGCAAATTGGTTATGTATTTAGCCGTAGATGTTTATTCAAATGGGCTGGCGACCTTCTGATTTTGACCAATGATGGCTTAATGCCATTGACCGCAGAGCTTCAATCGAGTCGTCTTGACCCTCGAATTGCTTTAACAGACAAGATATTCCAAGCGGTAGCTACCGCAGCGCAAAATTACAACACCAATTTTGGCTGGCAAATTATGTATTTTGCCAAACCACAGATGCTTATTCTCAACATTCCAATTTCAGGCGGAACACAGCAATATGTAATGCACACCATTACAAAGTCATGGGCTAATTTCACCAATATTCCAGCGTCATGTTTTGAGATGTATTATGACAACTGTTATTTTGGTGGCCCAGGCTATGTTGGACAATTTTGGAATGGAAATTCAGATATTGGCAACAATATTAACGGTGTAGCCCAACAAGCCTACAATTATTTTGAGGCAAGAGGACAATTAAAACGCTTCACAATGGTTCGCCCAATTATTCAGGTAGATAGGGCTATTCCAACGCTTTTATGCGGTATTAGCCTTGATTATGACGCTGCTAATCCTCAAAATACGCTAAGTTTTAACCCTGCGCTTATCAATGATGGTGTTTGGGACACTTCTAAGTGGGATGTTCAAAATTGGGGCGGCTCATTAACAACTTCTAAAAGCTGGCAAGGTGTTACAGGCGTAGGATATGCAGCTAGTTTGACATTTAATGTAGCATCTCAGGGTATTGAATTTCATTGGGATTCCACAGACTTTGTAATGGAACGAGGTGGCATACTTTGAGGCGTGTTACTACAGAAAATCAGCAATATATGGGAGATTGGCTGGTTCGCATGATGAATCACCCATTACCTGTAGATACAGTCTCAATCGGGCAAGAAATAGATGGCAATTTGGTCGCTGTAGTGGGTTTTAATGGATTTATGCCCAAAGCGTGTCAAATGCACATTGCAGCAGTAGATGAGGTAAATTGGATGAGTCGTGATTTGTTGTGGGCGGCTTTCGATTATCCCTTTAATAAACTTGGAGTTAGCGTTATACTAGGGCAAGTTTGTGCAGATAATAAATCTGCCCTAAGACTAAACCGACACCTTGGTTTTAAAGTGGTAGCCGAAATCCCCGATGCTCACATGGATGGTGACTTAGTGATTATGGCTATGAGGCGTGAAGATTGTCGATGGCTCGACATCAAATGCCCTTTGAGAACAGCAAAAGGAGAATGATATGGGTGGTGGTGGATTTTTAGGTTTAGGCCCTGCGCCTAGTCCTCCTCCTACGCCAGATTATACTGGCGCAGCGCAAGCTACAGCTTCAGGTAATATTGACGCTGCTCGTGCCGCCCTTGCTGGCAGTTTAATTAATCAAAATACCCCATACGGTAGCTTGACTTATAACCAAACTGGTACAGACCAATTTGGCAACCCAATGTACACCGCCAACACGAGTTTATCGCCTGTTGGACAACAGCTTTTAAATAACCAAAACAATGCGAGTTTAGGTTTAGGTTCAACTATTAATGCCTCATTGCAAAATGTTCAAAATACAATGGGGCAAGGATTTAATCCTACATTACCGTCTGTAGGTATTAACCCTGGTCAGTCTTATCAAAACGCTGAAATGCAAATTCTTCAGCCACAAATTGACCGCCAAAGAAGCCAAACATTGACTCAGTTGGCAAACCAAGGTATTCAACCTGGTTCAGAAGCCTATAACAACGCATTGCAAGACTTGAATAATAGTCAGAATAATTTGTTGGCACAGACCACAACACAAGGTATTGGCGTAGGTTTAAATGCAAACCAACAGGCTTACAACCAAGCGCTTACAAACTACAATATGCCACTCAATACATTAAGCGCATTGCGTACTGGCGCACAAGTGCAAAACCCAACCTTTGTAAACACACCACAACAAGCTACCACTTCTGGCGCAGATATTTTGGGCGCTACAACTGCTGGTTACAACGCTTCTTTAGCTGGTTCTAATGCTCAAAACGCTGCTCAAGCTGGTTTAAATAGCGGATTGTTTGGATTAGGTGGTGCTGGAATTATTGCTGCATCAGATATTCGCATGAAAGAAAACATTAAAGAAATTGGCTGGTTACCTAATGGTTTACCAGTATATGAGTACGAATACAAGCCAGAATTTAAAGATGAAGCTGGTCATGGCAAGTTTATTGGCGTTATGGCGCAAGAAGTTGAAGAAGTTATGCCAGAAGCCGTTATTACACGCCCAGATGGCTACAAAATGGTTAATTATGGAGTGCTAAATGGCTAATCCCTATACAAGCATTTATATGCCTTCTGGCTTTTTAAATGACCAAACTGGTTTATCTCCAGTATTTCAAAATATTGGCGCACAACAAGCATTTGAAAATCAACAAATTGCTGCACAAAATCAGTTAGGACAACAAGCATCACAGGCTTATCAAGACAATGGTCAAGCAAGCCCAATGGCTTTAGCTCAAGCTTTGCGTCAGGGTCAAAATCCTCAAAGCCAACAAGGTGGTGTTTACCAAAACAGTATTTCTCCATATATGCCGTTGAATCAACTATCTACGGCTAATACTTATGGAACTGACCCATATTCTCAACAGAGCTTGATGTTAGCCCAACAAGATGCAGGAATGAAATAATGGCTGATACACTAAATTTAGGTAACGCTGGCACATTATCGCCAGAAGCATACGCTCAACAACAGCAAATTAACCGCCAACAACAGTTGGCTAATATGCTTTTGCAAAACAGTCAGCAACAGCCTCAAGGTCAAATGATTTCAGGGCATTATGTTGCGCCTAGCTTTACTCAAAATTTAGTGCCATTAGCTAATGCTTTAGCTGGTCAATATCTTGGTAA